CGGCGACCCATCATAAGGGCAAGACCGTCGTATTCCACAAGATGCTCTATCCGGGCATCCAGGGCGAGATCGACCACATCAACGGCGACAAGCTTGACAATCGCCGGAGCAATATGCGGATAGTGACGCACCAGCAAAACGCATTCAATCAGAAACGGCGATGCACCAACACATCCGGATATATCGGCGTCAGCGGGGTCAAAGATTCCGACAGCTATGAGGCTTACATCCATATTCACGGGCGCAAGCATCACCTGGGCGTTTTTAATAATGCCCGGAACGCGGCCCGGACGCGGGATTGCGTCGCCAAGCTGATCTTCGGGGAATACGCCCGGCTGAATTTCCAGAAAGCCGGAAAGCGGGGACGTGGGCGGCATGGCTAAGAGGCATAAGAAATCCCCCTTCATGCTGCCGACATCCCATTACGACAAGGCCCGCGCCGATCACGCCGTCAACTTCATTCAATCGCTCAAACACACAAAGGGCATATGGGCCGGAAAGCCGTTCCTGCTGTTCGACTGGCAGGAACAAATCATCCGGGATCTGTTCGGGACAATCAAATCCAACGGATACCGGCAATTCAACACGGCCTTTGTCGAGATATGCAAGAAGGCGGGCAAATCCGAACTGGCCGCCGCCGTGGCGCTGTACATGCTCGCGGGCGACGGAGAGGAAGGCGCGGAAATCTATGGCTGCGCCAATGACCGCCAGCAGGCCAGCATCGTATTCGACGTGGCGAAAGATATGGTTCTCCAATGCCCAGCGCTGCTCAAACGTATCAAAATCGTTGAGAGCCAGAAGCGCCTCGTCTACCTTCCGACCCGATCCATCTACCAGGCGCTTTCCTCCGAGGTCGCCTCGAAATACGGATACAACGTCCACGCCTGCATCTTCGACGAATTGCTGGGCCAGCCGAATCGAAAGCTGTTCGACGTAATGACGAAAGGCTCGGGCGCGGCGCGAAAGCAGCCTCTGAATTTCGTCATTACCACGGCGGGATCGGACAAGAATTCCATCTGCTATGAGGTACACTCGAAGGCCGTTGACATATTGGAAGGCCGGAAACGCGACCCGACCTTCTATCCCGTCGTGTATTCCATACCGAACGAGGCCGACTGGACAGACCCGAAGGTCTGGAAGGCCGTCAATCCCTCCCTCGGCAAGACCGTGGATATTGATTACTACAAGGCAGCCTGCGCATCTGCCCAGCAGAATCCCGCCGAGGAAATGCAATTCCGGCAGTTTCATTTATGCCAGTGGACGAACGCCACGGCGCGCTGGATGCCGATGGACAAATGGGACGCCTGCGCGTTTCCCGTCGATCCGGAGCGCCTGCGCGGGCGGCTCTGCTATGGTGGCCTCGACCTTTCCTCCACGACGGATATTACCGCCTTCGTGCTGGTATTCCCGCCCGAGGATGAAAACGGGAAGTATGAAATCCTGCCCTTCTTCTGGCTGCCAGAGGATTCCATTGATCTGCGGGTCAAGCGGGATCACGTCCCTTACGACATCTGGCAGCGGGAGGGCCTGGTCTATACCACCGAGGGCAATGTGATCCACTATGGATTCATCGAGGAATTTATAGAGGAACTCGGTACGCGGCACCACATCGCGGAGATTGCCTTCGACCGCTGGGGCGCGGTTCAAATGACGCAGAACCTGGAAGGCCTCGGCTTTACCGTGGTGCCCTTCGGCCAGGGCTACAAGGACATGTCGCCGCCCACCAAGGAACTCATGAATCTGGTACTGGATCAGCGCATCGCCCACGGCGGAAATCCCGTCCTGCGCTGGATGATTGACAACGTAACTATCCGTACCGATCCGGCGGGCAACATCAAGGCAGACAAGGAAAAATCCACAGAGAAAATTGACGGGGCCATTGCTACGATCATGGCGCTGGATCGGGCGATCCGCCATGAGAGCGACGGTTCCTCCGTATATGATAATAGAGGATTGATATTTATATAAGAACCGTCTGATTTCTCAGACGGTTTTGGTGGGGATAAGAGGATTCGAACCTCTTTGACCTTATCTGTTATCTTTACCAGTTAATGACTTACATGATCATCGAAAGCTCACGCCGCACTGTTACTATCCCCACAAGGCCAAGTACCCACCATACAACATGTTGCTATACCCATTAGCACCATACCTCCGTCAATTCTCAAAGAAACCTTTGATCCCTTTCCGAAACGTTTGGTGAGAGTAACAGCAAGCCCCGAAATGATCACAGCAATAACCGCGATAACAAGCTTAACCTAATTGATATTGTAGCACGTTGTAATCAGATTGTCAAAGGAGGAAAAATGAACAAAAAGCTTAAGGCATTCTTACGTATTCGAGACAAGCCCAGCAATTCGCTGCCCGGCAGCGCCTATTCCTTCTTCTTCGGCAGCACAGCTGCGGGCCAGGCTGTAAATGAACGCTCCGCCATGCAAATGTCGGCGGTATACGCCTGTGTGCGCATCCTGTCCGAGGCAATCGCCGCGCTGCCGCTGCACTTCTATCAATACAACGACAGCGGCGGCAAGGAGAAGGCAATACAACATCCGTTGTACCCAATTCTCCATGACGAGCCGAATCCGGAGATGACGGCGTTTTCCTTCAGGGAAACGCTCATGACGCACCTGCTCCTGTGGGGGAACGCCTATGCGCAAATCATCCGGAACGGGCGCGGCGAGGTTCTGGCTCTGTATCCCCTGATGCCGGATCGGATGACGGTGGATCGTGACGCGCGCGGTCGTGTCTATTACGAATACACCCGGTCGGAATCGGACGCAAACACCATCGGAAAGAAGTCCTCTGTGCTATTGCTGCCGGAGGACGTTTTCCATATTCCGGGCCTGGGCTTCGACGGGCTTGTCGGCTATTCCCCGATAGCGATGGCGAAACGGGCCGTGGGGCTGGGGCTGGCTTGCGACGAATATGGAGCCGCCTTCTATGCTAACGGCGCGCAGCCGGGCGGCGTCCTGGAGCATCCGGGCGTCGTGAAAAATCCCCAGCACGTCCGCGATTCCTGGAACGCGATCTATCAGGGCGCGAAGAACGCGCACAAGGTCGCCATCCTCGAGGAAGGCATGTCCTATAAACCGATATCGGTCAATCCCCAGGAGGCGCAGTTCCTGGAAACACGCAAATTTCAGATTGATGAAATCGCCCGGATATTCCGCGTCCCGCCGCACATGGTCGGGGATTTGGACAAGAGCAGCTTTTCCAATATTGAACAGCAATCTCTGGAATTTGTCAAATACACGCTGGCTCCCTGGATTGCCCGCTGGGAGCAGACGATCCATCGGACGCTGCTGCTGCCATCGGAAAAGGCCTGGCATTTCGCCCGGTTCAATGTGGAGGGCCTGCTGCGCGGCGACTATCAATCGCGGATGAACGGATACGCCGTCGCCCGGCAGAACGGCTGGATGAGCGCCAACGATATCCGGGAACTCGAAAACCTCGACCGCATTCCGGCGGAGGCCGGAGGCGATCTGTACCTTATCAACGGCAACATGACCAAACTGGAGGACGCCGGGCTTTTCGCCGGTTTTCCTCCGACCGCACCAAAGGAGGCTGGTTCGTGAAAAGGTTCTGGAATTGGGTGCGTGACGAGACCAATCCCCAGGAGCGTACCCTGCGACTGGAAGGCGCGATTGCCGAGGAATCGTGGTTCGATGATGATATCACGCCCAAGGTATTCCGGCAGGAATTGTTCGACGGTGACGGGCCGATCACCGTCTGGATCAACTCGCCGGGCGGCGATTGCGTCGCGGCGGCGCAAATCTACAACATGCTCATGGACTATCCCCATGACATCACCGTCAAGGTGGACGGCCTCGCGGCGAGCGCGGCCAGCGTTATCGCCATGGCTGGAACCCGTGTCGTCATGACGCCGGTTTCCCTCATGATGATCCACAATCCGCTGACCGTCGCCATGGGCGACAGCGAGGAAATGCGTAAGGCGATCCAGCTGCTGGACGAGGTCAAGGAAAGCATTCTCAACGCCTACGAGATCAAGACCGGCATGTCCCGTGCGCGCCTTTCCCACCTGATGGACGGCGAGACGTGGATGAACGCGAAGAAGGCATTGGAACTCGGTTTCTGTGACGAAATCGCCTTCCAGCCGGAATCCGACACCGAATTGCCGGAGAACAGCTTCTCGTTTTCCCGCAGGGCAGTGACCAACTGCCTGATGGACAAACTCCGGGCGCGGATGCCCGAACATACTGATTCCCGCGACGCGGAGCCTCCGAAACCGGAAGTGCCGCGTTATCTCGTTTCGGACGAAGATCCGAAAATGCAGCTCATTCGCTATCAACTACTCTGGGAGGGTTTTCCACATGACTAAGATTTTGGAAATGCGCGCCAGGCGTGCGAAGCTGTGGGATGCCGCCAAGGCATTCCTGGACACCCATCGTGCCGAGGACGGCACCATGAACGCCGAGGACAGGGCCACCTATGACCGCATGGAGGACGACGTGATCAATCTCGGCAAGGAGATCGAGCGCATGGAGCGCCAGGCCGCCATCGACGCCGAGATGAACCAGTCCGTGAACCGCGTGATCACCGCGCGCCCGGACGCCACGGTCAACGCCGACAAGGCCGAGAAGAAGGGCCGCGCATCAGATGAATACCGGGAGAACTTCTGGAAGGCCATGCGCGCCAAGTCCGTGTCGCACGAGGTTTACAACGCGCTGACCATCGGCACCGATTCCGAGGGCGGTTTCCTCGTGCCGGACGAATATCAGCGCACCCTGATCGACGCCCTGCAGGATCAGAACATCTTCCGCAGCCTGGCTCATGTGATCTCCACTTCCACCGGCGACCGCAAGATTCCCGTTGTGGCGTCCCACGGTACCGCCGCCTGGATCGACGAGGGCGGCCAGTATCCGGAAAGCGACGACGCCTTCGGCCAGGTATCCATCGGCGCTTACAAGCTGGCGACGATGATTAAGATCTCCGAGGAACTGCTCAACGACAGCGTCTTCGACATGCCCGGCTATATCGCCAAGGAATTCGCCCGCCGCATCGGTGCCGCCGAGGAGGAGGCGTTTTTCACCGGCGATGGCTCCGGTAAGCCGCTGGGCGTACTGGCCGCGACCGGTGGTGCGCAGACCGGCGTGACCACCGCCAGCGCCACCGCGATCACCATGGATGAGATCATGGATCTGTTCTATTCCCTGCGCGCACCTTACCGGAAGAACGCCGTGTTCATCATGAACGACAGCACCATCAAGGCGATCCGTAAGCTGAAAAACCAGGCGACCGGCGATTACCTGTGGCAGCCCTCGGTGCAGGCAGGCCAGCCGGATCGTCTGCTGAACCGTCCGCTGTACACTTCCGCCTTCATGCCGGAAATCGCGGGCGGGGCCAAGGCCCTCCTGTTCGGTGACTTCGACTATTACTGGGTCGCGGATCGTCAGGGCCGCTCCTTCAAGCGCCTGAACGAGCTGTTCGCGCCTACCGGCCAGGTCGGCTTCCTCGCTTCCGAGCGCGTGGACGGCAAGGTGATCCTGCCCGAGGCCCTCAAGGTTCTGGCCATGAAGGCCGCGAACAGCGGCACCTGATTCCCATGATCGTCAGCCTCGATGAATTGAAGGCCCACCTGCGCGTTCAGACGGATGATGAGGACACGCTCCTCACATCGCTGCTCGCGCAGGCGCAGGAGGCTGCCGAGGACTATTGCCGGGCGGATTTCCACTCCACGGACAATCCGCCCGAAACCGTCCGCCTGGCCGTCCTGCTCATGGCCTCGCACTTCTATGAGTGCCGGGATTCATCCGACCGGAGCGCCTACAGCACTATGATCCGGGCGTTCCACGCGCTGCTCTATCCGAACCGCACCATTGAAGATATGTTTTAGTACCGGATGGTTATATGCCATCGGCGGAGGTGATTCCTATGTCAAGCCCGCACCCAGGTCAGCTGCGGCACATGGTTGCCATCGGCCAGACCGTGAACGCCGTCAACGAAAATGGATACCCGGCTGAGACCGATACCGTCGTCTGCCGCGTCTGGGCCGCCGTCCGGGACGAATCCTCCAGCTACACCCATACCGGCGACGCCGACAACGCCGAGCGCGGATTACGCTTCGTGATCCGATGGCGCGACGACGTCCGACCCGGAATGTGGGTGCTGTGGCGCGACGAAAAGCAGCGGATCACACGCCTCGGCGAGTTCGATTTCAAGCACCGGTATCTTCAGCTGGTCACCGAATCCATGAAAGGAGTGGGTTGATACGCGACAGGTGCAGGACACGCTGCAGCCCACGGGTATCCCGGCGTTCGCCGGGGCGTGGAAGCCCACGGCGGAGCATCCGGAAGCGCCGGAGCGCTATATCGTTTATACCACCATGAAGACGGAGGACGAGCATTGGGACGACACCTTCCGGCAATACCGGGTGTATGTCTATCTCAACCTCTGGATCATGACCGATCCCACCGAGGCGGCCCGCATTATCCGTGCGGCCATGCACGCGGCGGGTTTTTTCATGTCGGACGAACGCGACAGTTATAACGCCGATACCCGCCAGACGCTGATTGCCTGGACGTGGGTCGGCAGCGTGGAGGCGGATTGACATGCCGATGCAATTCTCCGGCGCGGAATTCTCCGCGCTTGCCCAGGATTTCGAACGCCTGGCGCAGGTCGTCGATCCGTCCCGCGCCACATCCATCATGGAGGAAGCGGCCCAGCCAATCCTGGAGCGGATGAAGGCGAACGCCTCGAGCAATCCACATCCGCGATCCGGAAGGCTCGTCGGTGCGATCAACACGGGGCCGCCCACGAAGAAGAACGGCGGGATCACCGTTACCGTCGGCGTCCATCGCCGGGATTGGCCGGGCGATCCCTATTATCCGGCCTATGTGGAGCTGGGCCACGGCGGCCCGCATCCCGCTCCGCCTCATCCCTATATGCGGCCCGCGTATGACGCCGCCGCGCCCGAAGCCTATGAACGCCTGCGGGCATTGCTCGATCAGGCACTGAAATGATTGGAGGAAAACATAATGCCCAATACCCCTGCCGTGTCGCCCACCGTGGCGTCCACCATCGGTCTGCAGGGCGTCGTCATCGCGCCGCTGACCGTCGATACCGAGGAGACCCTGACCTATGGCGATCTGCAGAAGGTCGCCGGAGCCATTGAGGCGACCATCACGCCGGGCAACGCCGACGCGGACGTCCAATACGCGGACGATCAGGAATTTTCCGTCCTGTATCCCGATCCGGAGGTCGCTCTCAAGACCAAGATGGCCGACATTCCCCTGGAGATCCAGAAGATGATCTTCGGCAATACGCTGGATCAGAACGGCGTCCTGATCCGCTCCGCGTCCGACACGCCGCCCTACTTCGCGTTCGGATTCCGGAGCGAAAAGAGCGACCATACCTACCGCTATGTCTGGCTGTACAAGGTGCGCGCCAAGCCCATCACCGAAACCTACGCCACGAAGGAAGGCACCAGCGTCACCCGCCAGACCGGCGAGGTCGAGTGGGTTGCCATCAAACGCGTGCATGACGGTCGCTATCAGGCCGTGGCCGACGAGGGCCAGAACGGCTTTACCGCCGAGGCTGCCGCGACCTTCCTGGATTCCGTCTATACGCCCGTGTTGGCGGACGCCTCCCAGGGCTGACCGATGATCCTGTGGCCGCTGTGATTCAATCATGACGGCCCGCTCACCATAACATGATAGGAGGACTAACCCATGATCAGCTGCGAACTGGGCGGCAAGAAGTACACCTTGGATTTCGTGACCGGGCGCGCGCTTCGGGAGATCGACGACGCTGCCAACATGTACCTGCGCCTTGCGAGGATCACTGAGGATGCCGCCGCCGGGAAGGATGTGAGCGGTGAGACGCTCACCGTCCGCGAGGCCATGGACGTGATGGTCAAATGGTTCTGCCTGCTGTTCAGGAATCAATTCACGCCGGACGATATGTATGACCACTATCCCGCCGACCGGATCATGCACGACATTTCCACGGCGATCATGGCCGTGCAGACGCAGACCACCTCGGTGCTCGCGGAATTCCCTACGAAACCGGCAGCGGAGAAGCCGAAGGCCCGGGCCTGACGCTGCCGGAATACATCTATTCCACATACAACCTGCTGCTCAAGGACGGCTGGCGTATGCGGGAGATCGACGAGATGGATATGCTGGGATTCTTTCGCCTTCGGGCGTGGGACGCCCGGCGCGAGTATGACCGGGCGCATACCGTTGTGGCCCGGAAGGCCTATATCGACGAGATATGGCCCACCGATACCTAAAGCGAAAGGAGTTGTCGCGTCTTGGCGGATAGCCTTCGGGATATGGTCGTGTCGCTATCCCTCAATAGCGATAATTTCACGGCAAACCTGCGTTCCATAAACCAGCAGTTGAAGGAGGCTGACTCCCAGTTCAAGCTGGCCGCGTCTGGCGTTACCGATTTCGAGAATACCACTGCCGGGGCACAGGCGCAATTGCAGGCACTGCAGCAGAAATTCCAGCTGCAACAGCAGGCCGTCCAGCAGTATGAACGGGCGCTGGAGGCCGCGCAAAAGAAGCTGGAAACGTCGGCGCAATCCCATGAGAAGCTGGCCGCGAAGCTGGAAACGGCGAAGCAGGGCCATGCCGATCTGGGCCAACAGGTGGACAAGCTGACAGCCGATCTCCGGGAGGCCGAGGAGGCCGGACTGAAGGGCACTGACGCCTACGCCGAAATGGAGGCGGAACTGGAACGGCTCAAGGCGGAATACGCGGCGTCCGGGCAGGAGGTCGAAAAGCTCGAAGGCCAGCTATCCCGCTCCGAGAATGCCGTGCGCCGGAACGCGGATGCCGTCACCCGGGCCAACACCAATCTGAACAACGCCCGGGCCGGGCTGCAGCAGACGCAGGCGCAAATCGATCAGGTCACCTCCCGATTGGAGCGGCTGCAGAACGCCTGGCTGAACGCCGCCGACAAGATGGCGAAGTTCGGCGAGACGGCCACCGCCGCCGGAAAGAAGGTCGAAGCCGTCGGCAGGAGCATGTCCAAGCTCAGCGCCGTGGCCATCGGCGCGGGAACCGTTGCCGTCAAGACGTTCGCCAGCTATGATGACGCGATCCGGCAGGTTTACGCGACCATGGGCCTGTCCGAATCCGAGAGCGCGGCGGAGATGAGGGCGCTTTCGGACGCGGCGCAGGAGATGGGTGCAAGCACCCGCTACTCCGCCGGCGAGGCGGCGTCCGCCCTCAATTATTTGGCGCTGGCCGGATACGATTCACAGAAGGCCATCGCGGCGCTGCCCACGGTTTTGAACCTCGCACAGGCGGGCGGCATTGATCTGGCGTCGGCTTCGGATATGGTCACCGACAGCATGTCGGCCCTGGGACTTCAAATGTCCTATATGCCGACCTTCGCGGATCAGAT